GTCTAAGCCCATTTCTTTATATCGTGGAATTTCAGCGCCGAAATATGGATTGACGCCAGCTTTGCTGATATTTGATTCAGCAACATTAAGCATCCCGAAGTTGTCGTAACTTCTTACGCTTTTAAAATCAAAGGCTAACGCTTCAATATTTGATCTTGGCATTATGATATCCTGTATACATTGATCAAAGATTAATATGGCAAACCAATTCTGTAAAGACATTTACAGTTAATTTTCTCGCCAGGATAGATATATTCTCCCGATATTAAGCAGCCTTTACTTATTAAGAAGATATCGCCATTGGCTGCAACGTGATCAGGTCTTGGCGTTTTGACAGCGAACGAATGATACCAAGTGGCATAATTAAGACCTGCTTGTTCACAAAATATCCTTGTTGATAGCTCATTGATGTGGTTTGGCTGATCGTTGGTTATAATCTTTGATTTGTTTATTGTTCGATCATAAATTGAGGATATCTCTTCTAAAAGATCATCTTTGTTGCCAAGGTTAATAAATGATCTATTTACAGCGCTGACAACTTGATCTTTGTAATAGTCCATCATTTGATTTATGAGTTGAGTGTTTTCATTGATCGTTGCTTGAATTGCTTCATCCTCGTAGTCATTGTAGCCTTTAGTCATGCCGTAAAAGATATCAGGGGCTTTTTCTTTTAAATCAGACTCCAATCTTCTTCTTGTGTCATTGTAAATTGATATTACGTTTTTTTTGCTAACTTCAGGAATTACCGATGCAAGTCTAAGCAGCATTAGCGCGAAGAATGCACCTAAAGATTCCATAAACAACAAGAATGGCTTGTGTTTTTTATGTTCTTTTTTTGAGTACGTGTAGTGTTCTGAAATATAAGAAACAGATTGTGAATTTATATCATTAGCTAACGCTTCAAGAGAATCAAAATAATGCAATCTTTTAGCATAAGAGGGGCCGACGACATTTAAAAACCGTTTGGGCTTTTTCATTTGTATTTGTCTTCTTGCTTCTTCTTATCTTGTGGCTTTTGGCCATCTTTAACTTCATTAGGATCCCCCTTATTTTTTTTATCTTTATTGGTGTCGTTTTGATATTCAGGATCAATTGATTTTCCAGATATGTAATTGTAGTCAGAATCTTCAGACGCTGCTAATTCTGCCCTGACTTCTTCTGGCGATATAACACCATTAGATAAGTAAACAGAATCACGCTGTGCCCGTTTTAGATGTATGTCCGCATTTTCAACTTGCGTTGCTGTGTATAGTGGTTTCCAGTGTACATAAATTGATTTATCAACATTGCCGTACCGATTTAGCTCGATAACTTCTTTTATGACCTCGATTGGGTACTGGTAATTGGCCACCGCCATACTTAAAATCGTGTCTTTGAAATTCTTGATTGATCCTTCCGTGCTGGGATTTAGTCCCGCTGGATCTTGTCCGGTAAATAGCACCGCTGGAATTCTAGAAACTGAGCACATCTGCTCTTGCTTTTGCGCCTGCAATTTATCCAAGTGTGATAATGGCACATTGAGCATTTTTAGTTCTTCGCGTTCTTTGTCGTGACAAAAAATACCTAGATTGTTTCTGTAATCGCGAAACATTTTAATTCTAGATTCGAAATCTGTTAATGCTGAATAATCACCAGCCGACCCCATAATCCTTGTCATGTCTGCCGCAAAAACGACCATTGAAAACGCATTGATTAGTTTTGTTATATCGTCGCGAGTCTGAATCCAGCCGTTGACGTAAGGTTCAGCCAATTGAGATAGCGACATGCCAGCAAAGTTATATACAGGCTTAAGAATATCAGGTAACGGCCTAGTGATGATTGTTATTAGTCGAGTAGAATGAACAGCTTGCCCAAGCATGTACCAAGAACTGGGCTTATAGAAGTCTTTTGCTATTGGATTACTAGCATTATACTTTAGAGGAGTAGTCCACATTGGTTCTACGTTCACAAATCCGTCTAGACTGCCAACAGGGATCGATTTTTCATCGATCATTAGTGGCAAACTAAGATCATCTCCCCTTGGCGGCTTTAGGTTGATTAGTATTTGACCGCGACCAAAGAATGTATCATGAGCACATGCTGTCTTTATAACATCAAGTACCCTGAAGTGTTTGAAATCTTCGTTAATTTGATGAATTCGTTTTTTGCGCTCATTCGTCATTCTATCGTCATTGCACCGCAATTCCACAAATTCGCGGGTCAGCTCACCGGATATCACGTCTGAAAAAGTTCTGTATTCCGCAACTTGAGAAAGTTGAGCTAGATACTGAAAGCCTTTGAATTCCGATTTAGTATCACCGTACGTGTTAACAAAATTGCCCCAATCGATATTTGCATCCTGCGCTATTGCTGATTGCTCCACGCCAATCGTTCCACGCAAGGCAAAGCTAATGTCATTTTTTGGCATTTGAAAATATTTTGGCTGCTTTAACTCAGTACCGCCTAAAAGTGATGCCATAGCAATATTGCTTACGGAGACTTGCGGGTCGTATTTTGTCGCCTCAATTTCTTTAGGCTCAAACTTTGGCTGTTTTTTAAACATATTAGTTATGAAATTCATACTTAAATGCCTTGTGGCTATTCATTAGCTTGCTTAAATTACTGTATCCGCTCGATTGAGTCATTAGATACCATACTGCTTGTGTCATGCTATCAACAATATCATCATTTTTGGCGCGTGGAAAACCTAGAATCTCATTCTTGATTATTTTGTACGTTTTTTCGCCTACAACTTCAGAAGACGGCAATATGATATTTCCTGATTCCCATTCGCCAGTAATTGAGTGCGCTCTAGCCACTTTTGAGCCGTGCGGCTCTACTGCAACAATATCTCGAGCTTTGCTTGTTTTTAACTCACTGATAACTGCTGGCCCATTGGCTTTATTTTCTATCAAAGTTGCCACTATATCGGGGAACATTCTTGGAAGTGATGCAGCTATTGTTTTAGTATCAGTGAATGACATTTGTTCGCGTACTTGATGAATCATGTATTTTTTGCGACCAAAACACCCCCAAACTGATATTACAACGTAATCGCTTGTATTTTTATCGTCAAATGCACAATCAATGCTAGCTATGACGCGCTCAAATCTCGCTGGCAAGTCGTTTTTGCCGTATTCGCGCCAGCCAATTTCTTTGAAAATGTTCCCGCCTTGGCCGCGTGTGGACTGCTGATAGAGCGCCGCCCACCAGATCTCAGATAATTCTGATTTAATCTCGCGTAGCTGGCGTTCTGAGTGCAGTTCCGGTACTAATGCGCCTTCTTTCAAGTCTGGGTTGTAATTGATCTCATTTTGATAGTTCAACGCTGGAAAAGATAGCAATTTGAAATTAGGCTTTCCTTCGTTTTTTTCAGAAACGATTGATGGCAAATCAAGATCAGTCCATGAAGTTGCCATTATTATTTTGCCACTATTTTCACTCATCCGTGTTGTGCTAGTAGTTTCATACCAAGCGGCCACTGATTTAGTGACAGTCTCACTCAAGGCTTGCTCATGGTTTTTGACCGGATCGTCAATAATCAACAAGTCAACTGGCCTACCTGTCAATCCGCCACCAACTCCTACGCATAGATAGGAACCATGGCCAAATGCCAGCGTAAATTCGTTAGCGCGTGAAATTGGCTTTTTGAACAATATTTTTTTGTCTGCTATCAAGTTTTTGTAGCGTCTAGACGCCATAATGGCCTTTACATGCCTACCCATTTCTCTTGCTAGATCTAACGCGTAGCAAGCTTGAGCTATTCTGATATCAATCAGCCGCATGAAAAGATACGGCGGCAAGAGACGTGATATTAATTCGCTTTTACCGTGTTGTGGCGGTGCTTTAAATACCAAAATTGGCCTAATGCCAGCAAGCATTTCATCAACAAACTGATCAACTTGATCACAAATTAATCGACTAAAATCACTAAAAATAAATTCAGGTTTAACGTATGCTATGAAAGCACCGTAACATGATTTTGCTTTCTTTCGTTTTAGTAGTTCCTCTGCTGCGATTGCGGCTGATAGCGATATACCGGCGCTAGTCATGATCGCCTTTTGATTTATTTATAATATCAATCAGCTCAGATTCGGAATATGCCTCTTCGCCACTGCTTTCCTCTATCTCACCAGTATTATCAGATTGTTTTGATATCACGTAGGG